GGCCTCTAGACCTTTAACGAACTTATGAGCTGTATCGCCCATAGCAGTTACTTCAAGTTCATCAAATACACGGTTAATTGTTGCGCTTGTAACGTGATCTGATAGAACTACTGAGTTCAGCGTTACTACAACGGTATTGCTTAAATATACGGCCATTTAGTTATTCCTCTGTTTTCTCGGTTGCAGGTGCTTTAGGTTTTGTATCTTTTGGTGCTTCTGTGATCTGCCCAATTTTAATCAAGAAGGCAATATCCTCATCTGTGTATGACATGGTTTAACTCCAGCTCGTTAGTATGGATATATTGAATTCGGCGGTTAATAGATCGCCGCTATCAGCATTTAATACACCGGGCGCGCTAACGCTGGTTATATTAAATACAAGGTTTGATGCTGCTAGTTTTGTGTAAGCCGCAACGATAAAATCCTCAATGCCCTGCAGGTTGCCCTGGTTGTCAAACATTGGCACGGTTAGCAGAATCTTAAAATTAGCCATAGGCGAAATAGTTATGTAGCTGTTATTGCTTGGCGTTAAATATGGATCGGCTGGAATTACGCAACAGCTGTTCGCGAGGATTGTGCTGGGCGGGTAACTAAATACCGACCAAACTCCGTTATTGGTTAAAGCCGTTGCGATCGTGCTGCGCAGGGTTGTAATCGCTGCCGTAGGCATTTATCCCACCATGCTATTCGGTGAGACGTACGGGGCTAGTAAGCCTCTTATTTTGCCTATCATGCTGTTACCCATGCGGTAAGGCGATGGGCTAAAGCCATCGAGTCCTACGCCGCCTGTCTGGGATACCTGGCGCGCTTGCCAAATATCCACGGCCAATATCATCGCACTTTGGCGAACGCTTGCTGTGTTTACGTAGGTGGCTGTCTTTGTATCCTCGCCTGTAGCTGTGCCTGATGGCACTACGCGCCTAAAGTTTTGATCGGCTGCAGTCTTAGCAAACTGAATAAAACTATAACCCTGTGGTTGCTGGTAATAATTTAACTGCATATTAAATGCTGGCAATAAATTTGTAGTGCCTGTGCTAAAAGGTAGCGTGGCAGTAATTGTGTAAGTGCCGTTAAATGTAGAGCCAGCCCCGGCAATAGTCACCGATTCTCCAACGGTAAATAGACCGGGGTTGGCCAACATTACGGTAGCAACATTACTTACCAATGCAGTCCCCACGACTGGCGCAGAATCAAACCAAAGGAAACTGTTAATTTGATCCTGTGCAGCTTGGCAGCACTCCTCGACCGTACTATCTGAGTAAAGACTACCGATACCTAAATTGGCACGTAGCTCGGCTACGGTAACGTAACTAGCTGGCATCGGAACTCCTTACTTAGTAGGGGTCGGTGGGCGAAAGGGCTAATCGCCCACCGACTATTAGGGTTATTTCTTAGGTGAAGTTGTAACGGATAATTCCCTTTGGCATTTTGGCGATTGTTGCCATGTAGCCGTAGATCGCTACCTGTACCTGTAGGTTGCTTACAACATTTACAGACATATATGCCTGTGGTGACTGGTAAACAGTAAATGCTTCTGGCGCAAGGATAATTGCTGAGTCATCAACAGTTGTTGTTGCTGCAAAGTTCTTATCGACATATAGATCAAGGCCAAGTACGTTGCCGCGAATTGAACCAGGTTGAGTTAAGCCGCCTGCGTTCATTGGCTGAGATGCTGAGTAAATTGGGCGGCCAGTTGTATCTGATGCACCCATTAGTAGCTGCCATTGTGAACCATTAGCAACGTAGTTCTGTGCATAGTAACCAGTTGCCTCATATACAAGGCGAGCAGCTTCTGATGCGTAACCGATAATGCCTGCAGATGTAGCAGCTTGTGCAGTAGTTGCAACAGTACCTGCTGTAACCATCGCAGCTAATACTGTTGTATCTAGTGTCTTTAGGTAAGCATTTTGTAGCTGGTTAGTTAGTTCTGCATAGAAATTAGGGTCTGATCTTTCTAACAATTCTATGCTGATGGTATTCATGCCGCTGTACTTGTTTACAGTTCCGCTTAGGTAAGCAGTTTCCATACCTGTATTTTGTACTGCGCCTGCCTCAGCTTCAACAGTTACTACAGGTGCTACGCCTGTACCGCCGCCTGCTGATGTAACAAGTGATGGCACGTTGATTGTCATGCCGCTTGCTGGCAATACGCCGCGTGAACATGCATCAATCGCAGGTGTTCCGAAACGTGTATTGGTTGGAAATTCTGATAGGTACTGTGTTGGATTAAATGCAGGGTTAGTGCTAAAAGAATCATCTGCAGCTGTAACGTAGAGCATTGATTCTTGGTTGCCTAGTGCAGCCTTGATCTTATGCTCTGTGTACTTTGCCATCGATGTAATCGGTGTGCGTACTGTCTGGCTGTCTAATACGGATGGGCGAATAATTTGGCGAGCTGCTTGAACTGGTGCAGCCTCGACTGGTTTTTCTGCCGGTACATCCGGTGTATCAATAGGGGCTGTAGTCACAGTCTCCTCGCTTTCGGTTTCGGTTTCGGTTTCGGTTTCAATCATCTCTGTATGGATGATTGTGGTTTTGGTACTTGCTGCTTCTAAAGCAGCTTTAGCGGCTGCAATATCAGTTACGGCTGCTGAATCAAAGGCAGCCGACTCCACTAGGCTTACCTCTTTCAGGACTGCAGCGGTAACTAACAGGTATCCCTTCATCTGCTTCGATGCGGATACATCCACACCAACGGATAAGCCAGATACAAGGTTTTCCTGAGCTAGTACAAGCGCATCCTGTCCACGGGTGCTACTTGAAATTTTAAACGATGCGTACACGCCGCTTTCATCATCGCTGGAATATGTAGCGCGACCAACTGGCTTTGTGCTGTCATGCTGCATTAGCAATTTAATTTTTGTTACATCTGGAATTGCGATTGATCCGCGTTCAAATACAACCGGGCCAGCAGATGTATAGCCAACCTCGCCGTATGGCGCAATCTTGCCTGAGATCATGCGGCGTTCTGTATCGGCCGCCTCGATCGCGTTATTAAACGTTAAGTGCAACATTTGCAGTATCTCCTGATCCATTAGGTGTTAGCTGTTCCATCTGCTGAGCTTGTCCTATATCTATCAAGCCCAGGTTTAACATTTTTTCTATTGCATCTAGTCGCGCCATAGTATCTGCGCGTAAGAAAGTTTCATCAATAGCAAAGCGCACTACGTTGCCGTGAGCCGTTAGATCATCCATGCTTAAACGATTTTCGATTGCGCTAATAAATGGCTGTAATGAGTAAGCCACAAATTCTTTACGGCCATCTAGAATATTTTGGTAAGTCATGCTGTTATTCATATCTGCAGAAATGTAATATGCAGGCACGTTCATTAAACGTGCAATTTCAGTAGCAAGGTACTGGCTGCTTTCGTTATATGTCATATCTTTAGGGCTAAAGCCAATATTTTGCGCCTCTAAAGTGCTAGTCAAATATGCGGTACTGCGATTATTACGCGCGGCTTTCCACGAAGCTAGTAAGCCTTGAATTTGTGCCTCTGGTAGATCAGCACCGGTATTTTTTAAGATCGTGGTTGCCATTGGCGTAGCTGCTGCAACTGCTGCAGCCTTTTGTATATCTAACGCAGCTTGTATTGTGCGGCCACCAGTTTGCAATACGCCAGGCAATAATGATTGAAATGTAACTAGCGAACCAATACCAGACATCGGTACGCGTTCACCATTTACTGAGTAATACTCAACTTCATCACCGTACTTATTTGTAGTTACTGTAACGCGTGTGTTAGGTACAAATTCAAAACCTGATGGTCGCTGGTCATCAAAATAAATTGATTGGACTTTTAGATACCCTACGCCGTAGAACAGCAACGCGTCCACCAAATATGCCAGGGTAACGCTAAGCGGTTGGCGAATATCCATTTGATCTAACCACAAAGGGCTTTCTAATTTTTTACCTGTAGATTTTTTGTATAAGCCAAGATCGATGCTGGATATAACGCCTGCAATTAAATTGCGGCAACGGCTTACGGATGCAACTTGTAAAGCCAAATTGCGATCGATCGCAACGCCATAACCGTAGTTAGATAGGCCGCTGTTATAGCTATACATGCCTGCACCGTAGCTACTGTCCATAATGGCAGGCGCATACTGGGCAGTTACTTCTGCCTTACCCTTGAAGCCTAAAGTTTCCAGTAATCCCATAGGTGGGATTTTCTCAAATTGTCAAGCACATTACCGATTCTGCTCGGCGTGTCGCTAGGCGTATATCTTGGCTTCTTGTAACGGCTTAGACAGGTGCATTACTAGCATGGCTGCGCTAATCGGCGCGGCTACGCTGCCGCTGCTGCGTTTGCGTATGATACGCCAGGCTTGATCGTTGCTTTTCGCAGCTACGTTATCCATAGATTCATTTAAAAATTCTTGATTGCCGTGAACTACGCGCTTGTTATCTATGTAATCTTTAAAGGTCTGGCAGGCAACGTAAAACTGCGATCCTGAGCAGTCCTCTATTTTTACGCCTGAGTTATGCAGTCGATCGGCAATAGCTTGCCCGGTATATTTATCAAACAGCACTTGCTTAGGCATCCACTCATCGCAATAAGCCTTTATATCTACGGCAATCTTTAGCTCATCAATAGCGCGATCCGATTCCCAGGTCTTAACCAGGCTTATACCTATGCGGCCATCGGGCAATATAGCCCCAGCCATTAGAGCTGCGTGGCGTTTAGAGTGCGGCTCAATGTCAAAAGCAAACATCGAATACATGCCAGGTGACAGGATCAGCTCAGGATCGGCGCACTCATCCCAGCTGCCAGGTGTCCATGGTGATAAGTCTGTGCCTACCCACTTGCAAAGATTCTCAGTCATTACCGCGCTGTAATCAGATGTAGCTACTATCTCCTCGATAGCGGCCTCGGTAATTAGGTAGCCTAAAGACGGGTTAGCCATCGCCCAGGCTGATCGATCCCATATATCGCAGCCATCATGCGCGCTGTACTCGTAATAGCCCACCGACTTAGGCGGCTTGTTTAGCGATCTTTCGCGCATGTCATTTAGGACGTGGCTATCTTTAAAGCCAGCATTAGATGTATAGAACCGCTGCGAATTAGGTCGCGTTAGGGTCGTACTCTTTACGGCATCCATGGCCTCTGTACCGACATGGCGCAGCTCATCGATCCAAACCACATCGGCAGTTAAACCACGGCTAGAGTCTGCAGTCGCAGCTACTACGCGAACCTCTGCGCCCGATTCTAGGATGATTCGGTTATTGCCGTTAGTGCGCTTGTAAGCCTTCTCGATATTGCCGCCCTTTACCTGGCTGCATAGGAACTCGTTGCGATCAATAATGCCTGCCATGATCTCTAGC